GCGGTGTTCACAGTAATCACCCCACCAATATCCTTGAACCACGTTTCTTTGTAAGTTGACCCAGATACTTGGACCACCTCCAGCCACCATAAGCCGGGCTGACTTGTAAGTTTTGTCATGGTACGTAATCCATTCTATATCATAGACGCCTTCCATCCATTCGTGGGCGTTTTCTTTGCCGTCTGTTATTTGGTCCGCGATGTGTTTACACTGATCGCGAAGCTGCTGCTTGCAGTTGTCTTTTTTTATTGCACTCATATTTTTCCTTTCTGTTGCCTGTAGCTTCTCACTTAATTGTGGCAAGCTTGTGGCTTGTCGCTTGTGGCTTGGCCAAGTACAGCATACTCTTAAGTGAAGCCCAGTTACAATTGTTTACCGCTTAAGCAGGGCTTAACCTGTACTTGACCCCGTATCTAAGCTTTCCAGATGATCCCTGTTTTACAGCTAGCTACACTGACCACTTAGATACGGGCTCAAGTTTGGTCAAGATGGGCTATTTCTATATAACATTAATCACTCACAAGCGATCAACTCTTGCTAGTAGTTAAGCGGGCAAAATTTAAATGCAAGCCCTTTTACACATACCCATCACTTGACCCCAGATCCGAACAACCCTGCAGGGTGAAGGTTTTAACCTTACATAACGATCGGATCAGGGCTCAAGTTTGCGGAAGTGAACTAGCTCCGCTACTAGCGTGGTGTATCAGTTATATGGCACCACAACACCTTTTAGGTCAATTGCTTGACCCCGTATCTAAGCTTTCCAGATGATCCCTGTTTTACAGCTAGCTACACTGACCACTTAGATACGGGCTCAAGTTCTCGTCTTAATATGAATATACCCTTGTATATCCGAACCCTCCTTAGCTTGGTTTTTTAAAACCAAACACAGATGATTAATATCCTCTGCAGTTTTAAATGCAAAGGAATTATCAATTACATTAAGTGAAGACGTAACATCTATCGTTTGATTTATAGGTAGTTTAACATCTATCTTTTGTCTTTTCATTTTTTCCTTTCTTGGCCACGCCCCTACGGGGCGTGGCCGTTGTTAATTATATCGTTTTAATT